CTACAAAGAAGCTGGACGCAAACTACGCGCTTGCACAACAGAAACCACTGCCAGCATTGCCAAAGAGCGTTCAGCGACCATCTATGGCAATCCCTGTATTCGACTATGATGACAACGGAAACTTGAGAGGTGAGTAATGGCTACCGATAGAATGATTGAAGCTGTACTGGCTATGTTCGGAGCTACGTTCAACAAAAATGCTGAATGGCAAGCACAGATTTTCCCCATCTGGAAACACGGTCTGGAGCAAGTTAAGGATGTTCACCTCCACAAAGCTATCATGGCTGTGTGCTCTAAGAAGTGGAAGTATCCGCCAACCTTGGGGCACGTCATCGAGGAAATCAACGATGTAGTTCGCGTCCTTGGTGGCACAGTGGAGACACGCCAGTACAAATTCTGCGATGACTGTGTACAGCGTGAGGGTGTACGTGAGGTCAGTGCTCACTTCCTTGTCTTGGCAACGCAGAAGCATCGAATCTACAACGTCATCACTCGATGCACCTGTGAGGGAGCGGAACAGAAGTATCCCAAGATGGGTGACTGGAACTCACTTGAGATTAAAATGAACCGCGATGCCCGTATCACGGTAACCAACTTCATCAAGTCAGATGCAAGACAACCTATCCTGACCATGAAGCAGCGAGCTCCGCACCACTACGAACGCATGAAGCGTGTACAGAAGGAGCGTGAGCGTCAAGGCAGACCCAACCCATACATGAAAGTCGCAATGGATATGATTGACGGTAGATACGTACCAGAGGAAACTCAGTATCGGCACAAGCCTACACAAACATTTGACAAACCGCAGACAACACACTACACTACTACTACCCAGACAGACATCGACCCCGATGACTGCATCTGGTAACCTACCACCCACAACGGAGTAAAATATGTTCCTCGAACAGTTTCAACACGTCATCGATAAGGTCGTTGACAACGCTACAAAATCAACTCTTCAGAAAGCACACACCATCTTGGTTGCCATTGATGCCATTGAACCAATACGCAAACTACTTGAAGACTTTGTGCCAACAGTCAACAACCCGGATCCAGGTTCGTACTTCGACAACTACAACAAGCTGCTCGAACAGATTGCAGACTACCACACAGAGCTCACGCGACTTGGATGGTCACACTGCCCCGACACCACACCGCCCAACTTCAATGGAGAGCGTGGCTGGATGCACCCATTCTATGCACAGCGTGGACATAGACACGTACTCTACGTATCCAATGACATAAACGACATTGGGTATCTAGACGTGACACTCTACCTCGACAACGAAATGAAGTACCATGAGAACACCGAAGTCGGTGCTTTGATGGACTGGATGGACGGTGCACTTGGGGAGAATCGCCATGAACATGAGTGAAACAATAGAAGAGATTGCTGAGCACTGGAGACTCAAGGGTCTGTTCGATGACGACAGAGTAGCCAACAAGCTCAAGGAAATGAAAACAAACATGCTGCCGGATGGTGGCATGGTTGGGCACTTCCCAAAGTGGACCGCAGTGATTGACGACAACGGATTCACATGCTCATGTCCAGATCACCAATACCGTGGTTCGAAGTGTAAGCACTTAGGTGCTTTGGCGACGAAAATCAAACGTGACTGGGACAAAGAATTTGGAGGTAGCGATGCCGACAATGGGTAGTCTATTCAGTGGCATCGGTGGACTAGACCTCGGATTGGAGCGCGCCTTTTCGGGTGAGCTTCAAACCATCTGGCAAGTCGAAGAGAACGAGTTCTGCCAAGCTGTTTTGGAGCGACATTGGCCACATGCCAAGCGATACGATGACGTGCGTACAGTTGGCGCAAACAACTTGGAACCTGTCGATGTACTGTGCGGTGGGTTCCCATGTCAAGACATTTCAATAGCAGGGAAAGGAGAAGGACTAGATGGAAAACGTTCGGGTCTTTGGTGGGAGTTCCACCGTCTTATCAACGAGCTACGACCCCGTGTCGTCGTCATGGAAAACGTGTCAGCAATCGATGTTCGAGGACTATCAGCAGTCGTTGGCTCGCTTGCCCAAATCGGGTATGACTGTCAATGGACGATTATATCAGCTGCACAATGCGGAGCACCCCACCTCAGACGCAGGTGGTTTGGAGTCGCGTATCCCAGCAGCATCGCTAACGGAGGACGGGCTACTACCAACACCAGTGCAGGACAGTCCAGACAGAACAGCTCGATACAAGCAGGGCGGTCGTCCACTCATGTATATGATACAGCAGGGGATGCTACCAACACCAACAGTCAACGAGTCAAAGAACAACCCATCTGGAGCGAGTCAGTGGAAGCGACACGACAGTCTGAATGTGGAAGCAGCCAAGCTGCAGGGACTCGACAAAACTACTGGCAAGGATTTCCAACTCAACCCCCAGTTCGTCGAAGAAATGATGGGGTTTCCAATCGGGTGGACCGACTTAGAGCACTCGGAAACGCAGTCGTCCCACAGTGCGCAGAATGGGTTGGACAACAAATAATCAACAGTGGACTATGGGAGAAGGTATGTTCGCAAAACAACTGAAAGAAACATTGGAAACCGTAAACAAAACCAAGCTTGCAGAAGCGGTCGGATGCAGCCGTGACAGCATTGTCAAGTGGCAGGCAGGAGTTCGGTACCCGTCTGTCAAAAACCTAATGCGAATATGTATTTACCTGTACCCCGATGAATGGGAACGTGCTTTTCTGCACTTCGCTGTGTTGATAGAAGCAGAAGAATAAGTTATAGTAGCCTACATGCTCCTTGCATGGTAGGTTTGGGCAGGGGTGGTTCCCTGCCCTTTTACTTTTAGTGGTGGTGGTGATGATTAAAGGATTCGGACTTTGGCTGAATAAAGCAATGCATAGAAACTCAATAAGCTGTGCTCAAATGGGTGATAAAACAGGTCTACATGTGAACACCATTCACAAGTACCTGTCTGGAGCCTATGAGCCACGTATGAGCAACTTGATTATCCTAGTGACTGTCATTGCCAATGAAGAGGACCGGAGCCCCACACAGCTCATGTTTGAAGCCATTACGTCTATGGAAGAAATGAAGATGGTCGAAGCAAGGTGGCGTAAAAAATTAAAAGAAGCCCAGACGCTGACCATGTCTGAGCTTCAGTAGTGATTTTGGTGTTATGAGAGATTAACCTTGCTGCTCGTCTGTGTCAACAAGTTCCTTCAGCACTTTGTACAACAGTTGAATAAGGTCCGCTGCAAGTTCCTGGCGTTCGTCTTTTGTTAGACCACCGCGTGAGTGCATAACTAGTTTCTTCACAAACAATACGAGCTCTGGTGTGAGCGCGAGTAAATCTTGATTCATTTCTTTTTCCTTCGGATGGGGGTTACTCTTTTACCACGACCAACACTACTCTTCTGTGAAACCTTGGAGCGGTATTGAGACTTGCTCATTTCAGAGCGTGTCCGTGGTGTTTTACTACTAACACGTTTAGATGGTCTGCAATATGGAGTGCTACTTCTCTTGGAGCCACACGGCTTCCCAGACTGGTCCTTCCACTTCTCTTTGCCCCAACGCTTCAGAGCAGCACCCTTGGCTGTCTTGCGTACCTGTCCTTTGCTCTTACGACACTTGGCAATAGCCTGTGAAGCTCTAGCGGATGGAAACACTTTATAAGAGGATTTAACCTTGTGATAGCATGCGTCTTTCTTGCTCATATGTATAAGTATACCTGTAATACCACACTAACGCATGGATTTCTTACCACGACATTTCCATTTCTTGCGTGATAGGTTGTTGGGGCTATTGGGGTCGTTACGTTTCTTGGCACTGACTCGTTTCTTGATGCCAGCTGAACGTGCGCAATAGGCATCTCCTTTCTTTGTGCCCGGCTGTATACGATCCTTGCCACTCTTCGACTTGCCTGCTTGCCCATAGGACACCTTCTTTGTGCGACCAGTCTTCTTATTCTTGACAACCTTGACAAAACGCTTCCCCTTAGCAGGTGTTCTCTTAGCCGGCATTTGTCACCCTTACAAACTTATTCTTAATCTCTTGTACAATCTCTGCAACCATAGCAGTCTTCTGCTCCAACAGAGACATACGTTTATCCAAGTCATTGATCTCCGTCACCAACTCTCTACGGATCGTATCTTCTTTGGCTTGAAGGTCTGCAATAACTTTGTCATATCGAGCACGGAGCTCCTCTTCTTTTCTGTCTTGCTTCTCTTCTCTTTCGTCGGCTCGTTTCTGGAGGTCCTTGTTCTGGCTGTATAGGAAAATAGCAAACGCAAGGTTTGCCCCACCATTTAAAAGCATTTGCATTATATCCGGTTCCATCATGATACCTCCAATTGGAAAAAGGTGTGCCCCGAAGGACACACCCAAACAAACAATCAATCTTATGCAATGTCAGTTGTGAAGTACAGAGCAGTGATTACGTCACCGTTGTTTGGTGCAGAACCAAACGTAATGCGCATAACACCGCCAGTACCGCCATCAGCAGACAATGAGTATTGGTCCTGTCCAGAAGGAGAAGACTCAACGAGTTCCATAGCCAAACCGTTTCGGAATACCAAAGTACCAGCAAGGTAGTTTGTATCCGCAACAGAAGCAGCGTCGAATGTAGTAGCTGAACCATTACCA